CATCAAATAGCTGAAATTGCAGAAGGAAATCAGCCAGAATTGATTGTACCATTAACAAAAAAAGATAGAGCAAAACAACTTTTGCAGAAAGGTGCAGACTATTTAGGGCTTTCCAGATTTCAGCCAAAACAACTGGAAAAAGCAAAGGGATTTATGGAACAGACAGCAAATAATATGGCAAAACTGCATACAGGTTTAACGGCTACAACATATCAGACAAATAATCAAAATGTTTCAAATCAGTACTATATTGATATGACATCAAAATATACTATACATGATACATCAGGAAAACCAGAATCAACAGCAAAAGCAGTTGACAGAACAGTACAAAAAAGAATCAGAAATTTGCAAGGAGCGTTATAAAATAAATTGACAATACAAGATATATCCTATAACATAAAAATAAAAGAGGAAATTTCTGATGTATAATGATTTTGGTAAACTATTAGAAGAACATACGAAAAACCCAGAGTTTAAAAAAGAATATGAAACATTAGAAACAGAGTTTAATATTCATCAAACAGCTATTGAAACAATGAAAGCAATTGATGATGTGAATAATGAAAGAAATTTGAGTAAAACTTTTCATAGTATTGCAGAACTAATGGAAGACTTAAATCATTAACAAAATAAAAAACATCTACTTTAATTTAGTAGGTGTTTTTTTATTGTAAAAAAGGGGGAATATTATGGCTTCTTATGGAATATCACCTTTTACAGAACAAAATATACCACAGTTAGTAGGAATCAAAACGCACATAGAGAACTATTTTTTTGACGCATTTTTGAAAGTAGACCACACAAGCAAATTAACAATGACAAGTCACCCTGTGGAACAAGGGGCAAATATAACAGACCATGCTTATTTAGAACCACAAAGTATTACTATGGAAATCGGTATGAGTGACGCTTGTGTTAGTTATGTATCTGGGCAATTTCAACAAAAATATACCCGTTCTGTTAGTGCCTATGATACTCTTTTAAAATTGCAGGCAGAAAGACAACCTTTAACAGTGCATACAAGACTAAAAACATATAAAAATATGTTAATTGAAAATATTACTGCACCAGATGATTATACAACGCTATTTGGTTTAAAGGCAACAGTGACATTAACAGAAATCATTACAGCAAAAACGCAAGCTGTTCTAATAGAAAATAAAACAAGTGCAGAGCCTCAAAAAACAGGTACAACGAAAAAGGGAACGATACAGCCTATACCAAAAAAAAATGTTTCAAAACCAGTACAAGCAAAAGTAGAAGAAAAAGTTATTAATAAGTCAGCACTAAAAGTACTGTCTGGAATTTAGAAAGCTGGTGAAAATATGCAAGAATATAACTACTGTATGATACCGCTGACAACAGAACCAAATCAACAGATGTATATAAAAGTACCCATTGACAATAAAAACATTCCTTTTTTACTCACAATACGATACAACAGTATAGGAGAATATTGGAATATAGATATCAATGATGATAAAGGGGAAACAATACTTTCTGGACTTCCTTTATTAGCAAGCGAATATCCAGCAGCAAATGTATTAGAACAATATAGTTATTTGCAAATCGGCTCTATGTATGTTATTAAAATCAATGATTCTATTAAAAAAGAAAATCCTGATATTACAAATTTAGGTACTGATTTTATATTAGTTTGGGGGGATACGCTTGAGTGAATTTAGCGAAAATGTTCTTTTTGGCAGAAAATATAGAGTCATTGTCAGTGATGTAAATGGAGTAGGTATTGATGTGTCTGAATTGAGATGTACATTCCAAATTGAAAAATCTATATCAGAAACACCAAATTATGCAGAGATTGTGTTATATAACTTATCTGCACAAACAGAAAACAGCATTATAAAAGAAGGAGCAAAGGTCATACTTGAGGCAGGGTATCAAAATCCACAGTATGGTCTTATTTTTTCAGGTGATATTGTACAGCCGTTAAGAGGAAAGGAAGATAACACAACATATACATTAACACTAATATCACAAGACGGAGATTTATTTTATAACAAGGGTATTATCAATGCGTCTTTTAGAGCAGGGCAAACAACAAGAAATATATTAGAAAATATGACAAAACAATGTTCTAATGCTTTAGAATTAGGGCAAATTTCAGATAATTTAAGTCAAACGGCATTGCCAAGAGGAAAGGCACTTTTTGGATTAACAAGGGATTATTTCAGACAAATGGCAAAAAGTGAACAAGCCGCTTTTTACATCAACAACAACAAAATTGATTTTGTAAAAGCAATGGATTTGCCTACAAATGAGGTCATTAAACTAAACGGCAAAAGTGGTTTAATCGGTATGCCAGAACAAACAGAAGAAGGAATACAAGCGACTTGTCTTTTAAATCCTTTGTTAGACTTAAATAAGATGGTTTCAATAGATTTGCGTTCTATACAACGTCAAAAGGTAGATAAAGAAAACGGAATCAAAAATATAGAAGGCTCTGGAATATTTAAAATTATTAAATTGACGCACAAAGGGGACACGAGAGGCGACGAATGGTATACAGAGTTTACAGCGGTCGCACAATCTGGAGCTATTCCAATAACAGGAGATTCTATGAGATAGGAGAAAAATATGAACATTAGTGAGTTGATTGGAGATACAGAGGAATCATTAAAATCTATGACTGAAAATTATATTAATAATATGCGTGTAGCGATACCTGCAATCATAGTACAATTTGACAGTCAAAAACAAACAGCGTCCGTACAACCTGCTATCAAAGATACATTACAAGGAAATTTTGTAGCATTGCCAGAGCTTTCCGATGTCCCTGTACAATTCCCAAGAGCAGGAGGATATAGTTTAACATTTCCCGTAAAAGCAGGTGATGAATGTTTGCTTGTATTTTCAGATATGTGCATTGACGGCTGGTGGCAGTTAGGAGGAATACAAAATCAAGCAGAAAAAAGACGACATGATTTGTCAGACGCTTGCGCAATATTAGGTATTACAAGTGTACCAAAAGCATTAAAAAATGTTTGTATGGAAGGGTTACGACTTCAAAAGGATAGTGGTACAGATTACATTCAAATATCAGAGCAGGGAATAGTATTAAAATCAAAAAACATCAGAATAGAAGGAAATACGATGATAAATGGAGATTTAGAAATTACAGGAAATACAAATATTGGCGGTATTTCATTTGCAAGTCATATACATGGTGGTGTAGAAACAGGAAATGGAAATACACAAATACCAAAATAAGAGGTGATTTTTTGCAGTATAGGGCTTTAGATAAAAATGGAGATTATACACTAGGACAAAATGATATAAAACAAGGTAAAGAGGCAGTTGCGCAAGCAATCCAAACAAGATTAGCATTGCTTTATGGGCAATGGTGGGAGAATACAGAAGATGGATTACCATTGTTTGAAAAAATATTAGGTAATTACGGCAATCATAAAGAAATGATAGATATATTGATTACAGAACGTATTGCAGAAACAAAAGATGTCAAAGAAATAAAAAGTTATAATAGTACATTTCAAAATCGTGTATATCGTGCAAATTGTATTGTAGAAACAATATATGGTACGATTTCAGTAGATATTTGAAAATATAGGAGGTTTTAATATTGTATTTTAAACCTTATATTGATGAAAAAGGAATCCATATTCCTAGATATATTGATATTGTAGAGGACTTAGTAGAACACGCTAAGTCCATTTTTGGTGCAGATATTTATTTGGAAAATGATAGTCAAGACTATGAAATCATATCAGCACAAGCATCAAAATTATATGACGCTATGGAATTATTACAAAGTGTATATGAAAGCAGAAGCCCCAAAACTGCTATAGGCTCTGCATTAGATAGTGTTGTAAAAATAAATGGTATGAAAAGAAAGGTACAAACAAAAAGTACTTGTGATGTATTGGTTACAGGTGTACCCAAAACACAAATTATAGAGGGCATTGTAGAAGATATAGAGGGAGTAAAATGGGATTTGCCAGACATTGTTGTGATACCAGAAAGCGGAAGTATCAAAGTAACTGTTGTGTGTCAGGAATTTGACCATACAGCAGATAAAAAAGAAATTTGTAAAATTGGTACACCAACGGCAGGCTGGGAAAGTGTCATAAATGAGCAAGAGGCAATAAGAGGACAGGCATTTGAAACAGATGGAAATTTGAGGGCAAGACAAAATATCAGTACTTGTAAACCTTCTAAAACAGTATTAGAGGGGACAATGGGCGGTATTGCTGAAATCAGTGGCGTATCCAGACAAAGAGTATATGAAAATTTTGATAGTATGCCAGATGAAAACGGTATACCAGGGCATAGCATAGCTGTTGTAGTAGAAGGCGGAGATAATCAGGAAATTGCAAAAGAAATTTATTTAAGAAAAACACCAGGTACAGGAACATATGGTACAGAAAATATAATTGTTACAACGCTTGATTTTTATAGAAAACCAGAAGAAACTGTGATTTCATTTTTTAGACCAGTTTATAAAGATATTTTTGTTACCGTTACAATAAAAGCATTGTATGGCTATACAGTAGAATTGGGAGAAAAAATAAAACAAAATATATCAGAATATTTAAACGCATTAAGGATTGGTGATGATTTATCTATTTCTGCTATTTGGGGTGTCGCACTTTATGCTATGCAGGATTTAAAAATACCTTCTTTTTCTATTGTAGAAGTAACAGCAGGTACAGAAAAACAAAACCAAAGTACGCAAGATATTGATATATTATTTCAAGAAGTAACAAGAGGAAAAAAAGAAAATATTGAAGTGATTGTATTGTAGGTGGTGAAATGGACAATAAAAAATATTTGGATTTGATTGTACCAGAACATAGAAAGCCTAAATTTTTAAAATGGCTAAGCTGTATATTGGAAAAAATCAGCGACATAGAACATTGCGCAGAAACAATATGCATTTGTTTTGATTTGGATAATGCAAAAGGAAAGCAACTTGACATATTAGGGGAATTAGTAGGAACAAAAAGAGAATTGACATTTCAGCCTAGTAAAAATGAAAGCTCTATATTACAAGATGATATTTATAGAACGGTGATTAGAGCAAAAATAGGTATCAATCATTGGGACGGCACCATACCTAGTATTTATGCATTATGGAAAAATTTGTTTCCAGATTATAAGTTGTATATCAAAGATAATCAAGATATGTCAATGGACGCCATTGTAATGGGAAATTTAACAGAATTAGAAAAGGAATTAGTACATAATGGCTATATTGTTCCTCGTCCAGAAGGAGTAAAGCAAAATACAGCAACAGCGTCAGAAATTGCTATACCAGAAAAAAGCTTGCATATTGCAGGTGCAGTATTTCGTCCCATAGTAGAAACAATACTCCCAGAAATAAAAGATAATATTGATTTTCATACAGATATAGCAATTTTAGCAAATAGCTATAATATAGGGTATACTACACTTCCGGAAATAAAATATGAATTTGATTTTTATACCAATATTATGGTTTTATTGAAAAATTGTAGTATAGAAAGTACAACATTACCAGAACTGAAATATTAGGGGTATTTTTAAGTAAGGAGGGAAAACAATGTCAGAAAAAAAGCCTTATGGATTTACAATTACAGTACAAGGAAGAAACTTTTTAGCAAAACAAGTAGCAGGAGAACAGTTGAATATTTCAAGAGTGATGGTAGGAAGTGGAATTGTGCCAGAAGATACAAATTTGGTATATTTAACAGATTTGGTACAGCCAGTGGCACAAGCAACATCAACATATCCTATTGCAGAAAAAGATACCGTTTCATTTATTGTAGAATATAGAAATGATTTAAATGGCGGATTAAAAGAGGGTTTTTGGTTAAGGGAATTTGGTGTGTTTGTCAGAGATGGCGAAGATGAAATATTGATATATTATGCAACATTGGGAGATTTCCCCCAATTCGTTATAGCTTACAAAGATGGTGTTGTTGATATTAGACGATATCCTGTTACACTCAAAATATCTGATAAAATAGATGTTAAATTAGAATATCCAGCACTTGCATTTGTAACAGAAGAAAGATTTTGGAAATTACTAAAAATGGAAGCAGTACCTTATTTAGAACGTATTATAAAAAATTCTACTATACAGAGGAATATTGTGATACCTGCAACAGCATGGATGGAAGAAATTGCAGAGGGCGGAGGGGGAGGCGTATGCGTGAATGTGGTGCAAAAAGATGTCACAGATGAAATGATACCAATTGTGAGTATATTTCGGGAATGTATGAGTATTGCTAGAAATTGTGGCATGAGTACCACAGCAGAAACGGTGAACGGCGGTGTGAAGTTTTATGCAGAAAAAACGCCAGAACAGGACATTAGCGCAAGCCTTTTACTTTTGAGGGCAAGTGGGGGTAGTGGTACATATATCAACAACATGGCAAGTGATGAAGAAGTACAGGAAATGCTGAACGAGGTATTTGGTAGTAAAACAGATGAAAATGTAGAAGAACAATAAAATAAAAATTTTAAAGAAAAATAGATGGTAATTTT